CTGCAAATAGTATCCCTTTTGAACCGAAAAGGTTCTCCACTGACTATCTCCCCCGGGCGTAGTATCACCGCGCGGGGGAGGTCATAATCCTATCTAAAGGATGTTAAGTCCCGGAGATAGGCGGGAGCCACACACTTGTGGCTCCCGCATACGCCTTTCGGCGTATGGTTTGTGACGTCTCACGACGTTTTGAAAATGGCTTCTTAGAAGAAGATCCTCTAAGAGCGGCCATCATTAACGCAGTAGAGTACTGCTCCGTACCTAATTGGAAGTCTCGATCAGAGACCCCAACTAGGTCCAATTCCGTCCAACTCCAGCACTGAATATCTCTATTCCATGCCGAGAAGGGCGAAGATTGGAACTTATCTAAAGGTACTTCAAAAGCACCGAATTCGTTACCCCTGTAAGGGCGACAAAAACGGACGCTTTCTGGTACCATTTCGAAGAGGAGATCTCTCGCCTCCCCGAAACGTAGGGACCAAAAGTCCTTACGCAGCGATAAGTTATAGAACTTGAAAATTTCGTTCAAAGAATTGAACGGATGATCAAGCGTTAATGGGCGTATGTCTCGCCCTTCAAACCAATCTGCTCCACACGACTCCCTAAACGGACCTTCTAAGAAGGTCTTTTCAGGATTGTGCCGGAATCCGAGCCACCAAAGGGTTTGCAAAACCTTCGAGGACACGGACTGTCTAACGATGATATCGTCGCCGTAGACAATAAAGTCTTTCGGTTTCGAATACAAAGAACAGACAGACGCAAAAATAAGCGTTTCTAAAGGGAAGCAGAAGCCGTTACCCATAGATACAAACTTTTCGTAAGGGATGTACTCCTTATCGTCCAGCGTGTATCTCTTAGCCCTAAGATCGTTTAGAAAAACAAACCAATCGTAGGGAAGGAGTCTCCTTAGCATCTCTGTCGATATACTGTCAGAGGCACTAGAGAGATCTATGGTTACAAATGGATCGCTTTGTCCGGGTAAAGAACCCTGACGAGCTAGCTCTTGATTCTTTCCTTGATCAGAAAGGTCAAGACCAATCCTCTTGAGGCGCTGACGCATGAAAACGTCAACACCTTTTTGAAGATATCCATTTAACAACGGTTCGACCGCTATCGTTCTATCAACGAGAGTGGTCTTTGGCACAAAAACAATTTTATTATGTTGTACCAGCCTGACCTTTTTAGTAACTTCCTCACGGAAGAGACTAAAATCGAAGCGAGTGTAACCAGCATGTTTTGGGATTATCAGTTCCCATATATGCTGATCTCTCGCTAAGGCGGATAAGGCGTACGGAAGGGCACTCGGAGTACAGGTCCACGTCGAGGAAAGTAATTTCTTTCCAAGATTAGTGGAATTCCCATGGACTCCAATTGACGCCCCAGGACCGAAGGAGCACTGCTCATATATCGCCTCCATATCGGGTTTGAAACCGATAACGTAGGAGATAAAATTAGACATCCGAAAACAGATGTCATTATGAGTGTCCCACGACTTAGTTTCAAGTCGACGGAACTTAAGATTATACCTCCTGCAGCGTTGTTCTGCTAACAGGAATTTCTTCCAAGCTGAGTCTCTTGCTTTTGGCTTGAGAGCATCAGAAGGAAAAGGGTATTTCTTAATAAGTGCAACCAGCTGACACGTTGACCTTCTCAGGTCAATACCCTTATGCTCTGCAAGGGAATACTTTTGGTATTTGTCAGCCCACTGGAGGAGGGTTTCAAAGTCTTTGGCCCGTAAAAGGCCTAGTACCTTGTCTTTCACCTCCAATGGATAGTCCTCCAACACCTTGGCCATGAATCTTTGGTAGTAATACCAATGATCCTTTCCAAGTTGAAGGTTGAGCTTCTGAACGCTACGTTTCAGTATGCTTTTCTTGAAATGCATTACGCACTCCTTTAAGAAAGATAGGGATAGAAATAATATATCCCTAGTAGTGACAACATCAATAACAAAATGTTATCGATGATCACGAAGGCTAGCTGAAGTTTCGACACTAAGAACGATAGAGACTAGTTCAGGTCCGCAAATCGTAAATGGCAAGAAAGACAAGACCCTTAAAGGCCAAGAATGCCATATATAAAAGTATGGCACTCATCAGCAAAGTAAGGATAATGTTAATCAACCAATACCGATCCGCGAGCCCAAAAGCCACCCAGTAACCTTTCAGTAACTGGATGACAAAGTCTCTAAAATACGATCTTTTGCGTCTTGGCAACAGTTTCGCCCAAGTTGGCGGTGTCCAAAAAGGCACCGACGTCACTACACATAGCCTCAACGGCCGCATTCGATGCGCCGACAGGTATCGAGATACTTACTTGGACAATCGCTTCCCCGGTAGGGGTGAGCGCACCAGTAAGCGTCAAGGTCCTTGTCAGCTTAATCGAAGATCGGGCGACGCCACTGAACAGTGTCGTAGGCTTTGCAGCAACGCGAGAGAGTTGGAATTGATCCTTCACACTCGCAGTTGCTGCTGGGCCCATATAACCGACACTGTCCGGGCTGAATTTATCAGCCGTGTACGTCAGTGTGTTGACAGCAAACGTCATTAGGAATTACTCCTTAGTGGTTTTCACAGTCTAAGAAGATCCAAACCCCGATTAGGGTTTGAAAACCTTCAGAAACTGTTGGTGCAATAACGCGAAAGAATCGACTAAGCGAAGATCTTTAGAGATCGACTCTATAGCACGAGGCTTCCACGTTAACGAAGGCACGAGTAGACGAGGTTGGCGCGTAATAGTTTCTATTACAGCACTCCTAGTCTCATCGGGACTTCTAAGAACTGTCATAACTGCTGGATCAGGAGTTGCATGTCCAAGCACCGTAAAAACGGCGGTTTGTACACGCTTCATAGTGGTCCAGCTTGACAGTGGAGTTTTTGTCAAAAACGGCGCTACGCTACCGAGAAAGGTACCAACATTTACGAACCAATCAGCGACAAAGCTGAAAGGTACAAGCTCCCAGGGAAGAGCGAGCAAACCGCTCGTATCAACCCCTAAAGATTGTGTAAATGTAACGTGATCTTCTAGGAGAAGACCAGTTCTGATCGATACTTCATCAGAATAGTCAATTCCATAATCGAAGGGCACGACCGTTCCTGCGTAGAGAGTACTAGTAACCTGAGAAACCGACTTAAGGCGAAAAGATCCGCGATAAGTTTGTCTCCTCGGTTTATAGCTCTTTAGTAACGCCTTGACAACACCATTTACAGAACTCACTAAAGGACGAATCCCGTAGCGATACTGTAGCCATAACCCATTAGCATAGGCGATAGCATCTTGAGGCGACAAACTTTTAATACCACGTTTCCCAAGTTGTATTTTCTTGAGAAAGGTACTAGAAAGTTGAATCGGATCTCGAAGCATCTTCAAAGTCTTCCCGAACTCTGCTATGTCAATTAAGACATCAGCATCGTGAGAGTTAGACTTGTCCCATGCCTGGGTGCCGGCAACGGCGGTGGCTGATTTGATATCCGAATCAGACACCAGATTGCTAACCTTGACGGTCTTAACATTCACATCGTCGACAAGTCGCCAATATGCCTGCGGACCGAAAAAGTCAACTGTAGCGTTCTTAACAGGACTGGTACAAGTAGGAACCGTATAACGAACCTGGAAGAAATTCCCAGTAGTTGTATGGAACTCCTTGACAGTCTTGAAAGGGTTTGATATTATCTCGCCCCGAGCACTACGTCTAGCATAATCGGGAGTTACCATGTCCCAGGTAGAGGTTAACTCACCTATCTTTGCTGCAACACCATAATCGGTCGTAACTGTTCCAGAGGAACAAGTTTGATCGACAGTGATGTTACCTGCATTGATATCGGTAAGAAGACCTCTTGTCCTGAAACGTGGACGAGGTGGTTTGTATGCACTTCCGTGCAAATCATCCACAATTCCCATATTATGCTCCGTTGGTGTGATGTTTAAAGGGCTATGAACAATTCACAACCCTAAACAATACTGGTTTCCAAGCAGTATTGGGTTAAGAGTCATTTAGATGGTGATAAACCATCTTCAATGACACCTAGGAAAACCTCTCCATCATAAGATGGGGGGGT